GGCCTAGATGCGGATCATCATAGGCTGGGCCGATGCGGTACTTGCCGGGCGGGATGGGGCCGACCATGGGGGTAGCGGCTAGTTTCGGGTTCCCACGCCCGTCGCCGTGCCCTGAATAGCCGGTTCCGACCTTGAGGCCGTTTCCGAGGATAGCCCCGTTCGTTATGCGGAATGTCCACATGGACGGAATACCCCTGCTGTGGTAGGTTTTCTGATGTCTAAAAAGCCGACCCCGCCCACGATTGAGGGCAGATTTAGTGTCAAAACTGGCCCGCTACGGCGCCAGCCGATCTTCAATCACTGGCGGTATGCAGTGCCGCTTGTTGGCTTGGTTGCCATCCGGGCGCTTTGGCTCTTAGCGTTGCGGCAGTGACGGAGCGAGCTGCCCAGATGCGCCGAACAAGCCAAGCGGATACGCGCTGCGGCCCGTGAGAGCCGGGATCTGTAGCGGCTTGGTAGGAGGCAATTTCGGCAGTGCCTGAAGCCTTTTTGCCAACTCGGCTGGCGGTAGCATCAACATCTCGCCCGCAGCATCACGGACCGGAATCGCCATGCCCCGCGTCAGATAGCTTGCAGCCATGTTCTGACCCTTGTTCAAGACGTAGTTGCCAATTGCCTTGTTGATTCCGCCCGTTGCCAGGTCTTTGCCAACCTGCAAACCGTCCAGCGCCAAGGCGGATACACCATCTTGATCCTTCATTGCCGCATTGTATTCGGCAGTAGGTGAGCCAGCGCCGGGGGACCGGGTACGAGCAAACTCAGCCATGCGCTGTTCCGTCTGCATATTGTCGATGAAAGCCCGCGCCTTTTGCGGCCCCATCAGGGCAGACAACTTTGCCTCTACCATGGGGGCCTTAAACACCGCCGCTTTGAGCTTCCCGGCCTGCTGAAGTGCGAACATCCTGTTTGCCACGCCGCCCATATATGCCTGCTTGTCGGAGTCGCCCAATTTGGCGACGTAATCAGCCATGTCCTTCGCGGGGAATTTATCGTCAAGGATATGCGATTGCGCGGTTTCATACTGCTTTTTAGCGCCAATGTATTCGCCAGCCTTCGCGCGAGCCTGGGCGTACATCCCGCCCTCCGGCTTAGTGGAATTTGGGCCTGCGATAGCGGTTACGTCCGCATCATCTAGCGCCTTCACCATCTTGTTCTTGAGGTCCTTAATGATGCTGCCTTCGTTGGTATTCCCCGCTTTGTACGCAGCGCTGATTTGATCGTCCATGGAACGCTTCACATAGTCATAGACGCGCAGCTTCATGCCAGAGGCAGCACCACGGGCCGGGAGAGGTGTACCGCCCTCCCTCGCCTGGTCCATTAGTTCGGCATCAGGCGTCCCCATCAGAGACATATCGTTCTGCATCTTCTCGCGGGCACCGGCGAGAGCGCGCTTACCAGCAGGCGTTTCCAATATCCGGTCAAGCATGGGCGAGGCAATGTTGGAGTTCGCCTTATAGGCCTGCTCGTAGAGCGGTGTAGCCGCCTTCTGGCTCGCCTGCACAAATGCCTCAAGGTCGCCGCGAGCCGCGTCTGGGTGGATACCAGAGGCCGCAGCGTAGTCGTCCAGGATGCGGCGAGGGGCCATAGCGGAGCGCGTCCCCATCTGCCCGGCAAGTGCGTCAGCGGTCGCACCATCACGGCGGGCAAGGGCCCCAAGCGCCACCTCGGCAGGCTTGCCGATAGCTTCGGCGGAAGTAATAGGCTTGCTTGAAGTTGCCGCCATCAGGGCTGCGGAGTTCGGCGCTGTCTTGGACCCTTCCATGAGGCGCTGAATATAGGCATGAGCCGCATCTACCGGGGAACCAGCCATACCCGATATTTGCTGCGGGAGCGGTACACCACGAGCAGGCATTGCCATCAGCCCGCCAGCTATGTTAGCGCCCGTAGATATTACGGGGTGCCGAGCGGCAAAGGCGTCCTGACCCGACGCCTGGGCGTCGGCGGCAGCGTTAGAAGAGTCGAGCCCGCCAGTTAGCCCGGCGAGTCCCGCCATAGTAGGTGCCAATGTTGGGATGAACTGGTCCGAAAGACCAACGCCCCTCTGTGCCGCCATCGCATCGGCATCCGCGCGGGCGTTCGCATACCCGGGAGTATTACGATTGCGGGACAGGGAGTCTTGATATGGCTTCTCGTAAAGCTGGGCCATTTTTGCGGGGTCAGGTGCAGTCGGGTCCATCTTAGATAGCATCGACCCAAGGCCCATAGGGATGGATAGCACGGCATCATGGGCAAATCGCCCGACCGGGCTTGCGACTGCGCGATCTAGCCATGACGGTTGCTGTCCCGATGGTATAGTTGTCCCCGACGCGGACTTGATAGCCCCCGCCAATGCCGATGCGTCTGCCGTATTCCCGGCAGCATCGGCGGCTTTCAGAGCGGCATAAAGCTGGTTTAGGTCAGCCATTAGTGGGCACCATACTTTTTCAGCAAGGCATTAATATCGGGCGGGTGAATAGCGCCGGGGGCTTGGATGCGCGGAAGATTTGCCGTCGAGGGCGATCCGCCTTGCGGATCAAGCCTGCGTACCGTCTCAGGAAACAGCTTGTTGTTAAAGTCGCCCCGGCCTGTTGAGGACTTGTACTGCTGGCGAAGTCCGCGAAGCTGACCGCCCAAGAGGTCTTGAAACGTACCTATCGCGCCCTCTGCCTGTGCAGGGCTGCGGCTGTTTTTGAGGGTAGCGGCAAGCGTCTCACGATCAGACTGTGCGGTCTGCCCACCGATAACGCCCTTCGCAACCTCGTCCGCAACAATAGCTTTAGCCGTGTCCCAATTTGTCGGAGCCGCAACGCCAAATGCTTCTTGGAATTTCTGCCGGGCCGCGTTGAGCATATTGATGTCGCCGTTTTGCAGCGCCTTGCCGAGTTCGCGCAGCGTATCCAAATGCTGCACGGATACATTAAGCGAGCGCACGGTGTCGCCCTGCTTGCCCTTGTCGAAAGCGGTGACCGTCGCGCCTGCGGCGGTATTTGTCTGGGCGGTTTGGATAACGTCCTGCATCGTCTTGCCTTGGGCGGAAAGACGGTCGCTCGCAGCAGCCATGATAGCTCCCTGCATGGCGGGATTACGCGCCGTGGGCGGTAGCTTGCCATATTGCAGGAAGTATTGAACGCCGAGGTCAACCGCCTTCGGGTCAACCGCCGAATGTTCTTTCTCAAAAGCGAGGCGCTGCTGGCTAAGGCCAAGGTTAGCGGTTGCAATACCATTTGAAGCCCGCTGCGCCGCCGTCATCGGGACTTTCTGGGCTTCGGCAATCTTGCCCTGAAGCGCCTGATCCATAGCGCCCTGAGACTTCAAATCGCCGCCCTTGACGAACGTCACATGCCCAAAAGCATCCTCTTGCGGCACCGTTCCGGGAGGGAGCGTGTTCGGGTCCATGCCGTACTTGGCCTGCAATTCCTGCGGCGAAAGGGTGTGAACGGCCTTCTGCTGCATCTCCATCTGCTGCTTAATGACTTCCGGCGCATACTGCTGCTGCGTCTCGTAGGGCGCGGCCTGTACCGCTTCCGGTAGTGTCATAGCGGGCGCGTTGAAGTTGAAGCCGCCACCGTCCACCGTCTGCCCGTTCGGAAGCTGGGCCGATACTGGGGCCACATTCACATCATGTGCAGAAAGACTCTTGAGGAAGTCGGGGGCTTGCTGGGCGGCTTGTTGCTGCTGGATTGGCTTGGTATCAATCCCCATCATCGCCGCCGTGGTGTAGCCCTGTGCGCGAACCTTGGGGTCAGTAGACGAAAGCGCGGACATAAGCTGCTGCTGGGCCAGAAGGCCGCGGTTCTTAGTCGTGAAGTCTGACAGGTGATTTGTGCCGCCGCGTCCGCTGAGGGACGAGCCCGCATCCTGCAAAGCAGAGCCAAACATGCCAAGTCCGGTCGCCCACTTCGGCGGTGGCTGAACGCTAACCCCGCTAAGAACGCCGCCCTGCTGCGGGGCAGCCGCACCACCAAGAATTCCGTCAAACCAGCCCATTCTAGTTGGCCCCCTTCAGCTTGGAGTAATCCACCATGAAGAAGCCGCTATCGTGGACATGAACAGCATCAGGATCGGAGGCCAGAATTTCCTGCGCCATAACGCCTTCATGGTACGTACCCTCCGGTTCCCAATTATAGCGGTACGAGTACCAGTTGCGACCCTTGGTATCCTGCCAGAGCGGTACGATGTCGGACTTGAGGCGCATGTCGGAGAAAGCAGTACGCGCCGCACCAGCGCCCTGCGCCAATGATCCAACGCCACTTAGTATGTCTCCTATGCCTGGCGTGGTCTTTTGCGTGGTATCGCTGGTCCCGCTGGAATTGACAGTTTGCTGGTTCGGAACCAACCCAAGCGCCTGATTGAGCAACTGCTGCTGGGCAACCGTAAGCTGCTGGCCCTGCGTATAGGCATTATAGGCATTCGTGAGTTCAGTCTGGTGCTGCGCCTGCTGCGCATCTCCAACCGCGCCAAGGATACCAGCCTGCGTCGTAGCCGTACCCAGCGCATTGTTATTCGCCGTCTGCAACTGCCCCGCAGCGCTAAGCTGCTGGGTATTGGACGCGATCTGATTGCCGATGGTAGACTGCTGGGCGTTGATGTTCTGACCGGAATTGAACTCGCCAACCTGATTATGGGTTGCCGCATCCGTAGCAGCCGCGCTCTGCGCCTGATTATAGTTCGCAGAATTAAGTGCCGCGATATTCGTCTGGTTGTTGCGGTCGTAAGCCTCATTCGTCTGGGCAGATAGCACCCCAGAACGTGATCCGCCAAAGGCCCCTGCCGCCGCCGCATGTTGGGCATCGGATACGCCAGCAATCTCCCGCGCGCGTTCGTTCTGAGCCACAGAGGCGTCAATGACGTTGCTCTGGAATGGGTTCATGTACTGGCTTAGATCGGTGCCTGCGATGGTCGAGGCATTGACTGGTGCTGCGTTTACCTGCCCGTTGACCTGATTACCCAAGACGCCCTGAACACCGCTAATGGCCTGGTTATTGTTCGCGGCGTACTGCGGATCGGATGCGATACCAGTCAGAACGCCTTGTGCCTGTGTCTGGGCGGGCGCGAAGCCAGCCGTGATCTGGCCGCTATACGGGGTAAGCATCCCCGCCTTCTGCTGGGCGCTCCCGTAGTTATCCATCAGCAGAGATTTGTACTGAGGGTCCAGCGTGTTAGAGCTGGTCTGCTGTTGGGTTTCTTGTGTCTTGGTTGAACCGCCTATGACACGTCTCCTTGAATAACTTCTTTACACATGACTGACCAAAGCTTTTTATAACCGAGCGAACGTCCCACGCGCTCGCCACTAAGACGGCAGTGGTGCATGACAAACTTGCAGCCATGCAATTTCGCAAAATTGGTGATGAACGGATCGACGGTTTCCGCGTATTCCTTCAGCGCGAGCCCTGTCTCGCCGCCGCCAGAAAACACGCTAAGAACCTTCGCGTTCGGGTAGATGTTGAACTCAAGCACGACGGCGCAATGTTCAGCAGGCAGGAAGATCATGTCCCCCGCCTCGATGCTGCGCTCTATGTCCTCAATGTTATAAAGACCGCCAGCGAACGCGAGCCCATCTGCAATCCATTGTTTGCAGCGGACCCACTCATCTAGGGGTGTCAAGTGATTACAAACGCCCCACTGGTCATAACCACGATTTTCACAACCCCCGTAGCCGTGTCCCGCATCTTGAAGCTAGTCAGGATGGTGGTCTTCTTGACGTTCTGGGCGTCGGCCTGCTGAAGCGCGTTGCGCGTCTCGGCCTCATTGCGTTCATCATAGCCGGGGCTTGGCTGGGGAAGTATCAACGCATCCCACCCTGTTCAATATCAATTCGCGGAACGCCGACCCGCCAGCTATCCGTAGCCGATCCGTCAAAGCGGACCCGGATTTGACGCCCGCAAAAGCGGAGGTCTGTGCGAGGCGTAAGCGCATAAGGCCCGAACGACACCTCGGCATCATCGGGGAAGAACTTGACCTTGAACGTGACCGTTACATCCCCCACCGTGAGGTCATCGGCGTACATCTGCTGTGCATATTGCACATAGTCCCCGTTGCCGATTTCAAGCGGGCCACTTTCCAAATACGGGATCATCCCGCTATAAGCATTTGCGACTTCATGCTCGTACACATAGCCGTCAGACCCAACCATAAGCGGGTACTGCGTGGCCCCACGATCAAAGCCGGACAGGCGCGCGAGTGTGCCGATAGTCCAGTGCTTCTCGCGGTAGTTATAGGCCACATAACTGTCAACTTCGGTTGAAGCAGCCGAAGGATATTTCCACATCACCTCGCCATAGGCGGAATTGATCTGGCAGGTAATCTTGGAGGATTGCGTGATGTTTAGGTTGGAATAGACATAATCGCCAACATCACACGGCAGGGCAGAAACATAGCCGTTATAAACAAAGAACCCGCCCGTCCCCATCCAGACAGCTTGGCCGTCTAGTGCCACGCCGCAGTTGCGCGAAATACCGCCGCAGCCGTCACCAACCTTCTTAGCCGAATAAACCAGAGTATCGGCTGCATAGGTCAGTGTATGGGCGTCGAGCGTAGTCAGGATCAGATTCGACCCTGTGACACGCATCCCCTGCAAGATATTGCCATTCGTGGGGAGATCTATGTCACCAGCCTGATTGGTAGAACTAGCCGTCCACACGGTGTTGTCTGCCTCATCGCTCCAAGCGACCCTGCGGCCAATGCTGGAAGCCGCCAGCGCCATGCAGATATTTTCGTTCGTGACTAGGACCGCCTTACAAGTAGGGGCGTTCGCCACTGCAGCGGCAGGTGTCGCCGTATCCAGCGCCCATTCGACCAGAATGCCGTCATCCTCACCCATGACGCCCAGCAGGCGTTCGCCCCACTTGTCGAAGCTCCACATGGAAGCCCGCTGGATTGTCGAACTGTCGGGCCTGGGGGAGCCGTAGGTACCGACACCGAACGCGCCTGACCCAAACCCACCCTGCGCTACCGCATCCGCCCTGCCCGCTGTGAAGCCCGCAGGAGTGATGTCTGAAAGTACCCCAGACCGGGACATGGCGTAGAGGTTCGATTCTGTTCCAACTGCCACCCAGCTAGTCGCCGTGTCGTTCGTGACCCACGACATGATCGCGCGGCCCATGCCGGTTATCGTGGACGTGCTTTTCTTACGCCAGCCGCCCCAAGGCAGGATCGCATTGCGAAAGAACCTGACTAGGTTGCAATCGTACCAGCGTCCCTTGGATTGATAGGCCGTCCCCGCCCTGAATATTCCAGGCGGGAAGGACAACGGAACTAGCGCCATTCAACTAGCTCCACGCGAACGAGATACGGCCAACGCCACCCGTGCCGGGACCGGAGCCATTATCGCCGCCACCGCCGCCGCCCGGAGCATTGCCAACTACCCCAGCCGAACCGCCTGTAGCACCAGACGCAGCCGTTCCGCCAACAAGCGTAACACCATCGCCCGCGCTGCCGCTTGTGTTTGTATCGCCGCCTGAAGCCGTACCGCCCGAACCGCCGACATTTGGCGTTCCGCCGTTCATCCCAGAGCCAGCCGTGATGCTGACACTCCCCGCCGTCAGTGTCCCAGATACGGAGCTATCCGTCCCCGAACCAGCGGCAACGGAATAAGCTAGATTTGTGCCCCAATCAGCGGAGGTAATCGCAATGGTCTTAACGGAGCGAGAGCCGCCTCCGCCCGCGCCGCCATCGCCCGCGCTGTAGAAACCGCCCTGCCCGCCTGCGCCGTCTGCCGTGATGACTAGCTGCGTTGCGCCTGACGGAACAGCCTCATTCCCAGAGCCGCTGTTAAAGGTGTCCGTGTACGGCGCGAGCGAGGCATAGACTAGCTGCCATGTGCCCGCCACCTTTGACCACGCCTGCAAAATCGGTTGCCAGACGCCAGATACCTTGGCGTGGCATGAAACTACCGGGTGATAGGTGCCGCTGACATTTACGTTGGTGCTGGTCATTAAACGTGATCGAACGACAAACGGTTTTTAATATTGTAGATGCTTTTATGAGACCGAAAGCCATACTTTCTAGCCAAGCCGCGCGAGCTTTCGTCGGAGTTTCTAATATCCAGAATATCTTGTCCGCTTAGCTTAGTTCTACTGCGGAATTTTACTGCCATGTCCCTCATGTTGTCATCCTGAGTTCCAAGGAAAAGATGGTCAGGATTAACGCAAGTTGGGTTATCGCATTTGTGGCAAATAAACATCCCATTAGGGATTTCGCCATTAAAAAGGCGATAAGCGGCACGAGACGAAACCTCCATTTCATTGCCACCTTTATAAATAGACCACGCAAATCTGCCGTAGCCATTTGGGTCTAAATAACCTGTCCAAGAATGGCACCCGGTAATATTATTTACCTGTACCTTGCCCATAAATCTTTCTAGACGAGACTTATGGTAATAAGTCCTGTTTCTCTTAGTAGAAACAGTGAAACCCGCTTCGGTATGACCCATAGCTTCCCTCAGTACACAAAAACAAAGTCGCCGTTGGAGCCGCCGGAAGGCGAGCCGCCAGACTGAATGGTCACTGCGCGCGTTGCCATCGTTCCAGCATTGACCGCGTTGGTATTTAGGTCGGTGATGTCAGCCATTGCCAACGTCACCGCGCCAGTCCTACCCGCCACGCTTTGCACATTGGCAGTCAGAACACCGGCTGAAAGCGTTAGCCCAGTGCTGTAAGTCAATTCCGCAGGCGTATTAGTGGCGCTGAAATAAACGCCCTTGCCAGATGTACCCAGCGCAGCCAATGCAGCCAGCTTTGCGCTGTATGCCTGTACGTCAACGCCAATCTGAGAGCCCAAGTTAATACGGGCCGTGGCGGCATTTGGCAGGTCGGATAGGTTGCTAGTCTTAACTAGTGCAGCGTTAGCAGTTGTTGCCGCAGCGTTCGCAGCGTCGGAAACAGTCTTGAGGTCCGTGTCGAGCGAAGTCCAGTTCGCGTCTAGCTTGGTGCCCCAGGTATCCGTATCCGCGTTTACGGTCGGGAGGTTGAAGCTATAGTTTGTCGTTACTGTCATTTGTGTTCCAGTTTACGGGAGTGGCCGATAACCAACTTTTATGCTGTCAACCAAAACGCCGTTGGTCGTCCCACCAATTCTGATAAGATAGATTCGCGCAGCGCCAGATAGCGGAATACATAACCTGTTTTGCGTCCATGCCGTGTTGTTCAAAACCACATTTACAGCTGGATACGTCCCGCCAATGTCTAAGAATACGGAGATATAGGCTGACGCTGACGCATCAGCTTTATGCTCCAACTCAATCTCAAGAACACTGCCAAGAAATAACTTGGCCGCCACCGGGACGATATCAACGTAAGACCCGGCGACAGTTTTCAAACACGCTACGCCGTTTCGCGGATCTGATGTATCCCTTGCCCAGCCAGACCCCGATGCGCCATAAGTCCAAAATGAACTGGCGGTTGGATTTGTACTCCACGAGGCAATAAGGTCAGCCAAGATACTGCCGGGCGCTTCAATTAGCGGAACGCCCTGAACGTCAACCCCGCCAAGTAGAACGGACGATGAGTATTGATTCAGATTGAGTTTTCTAGTGAACGCCCCAGAAAATGAACTCGGCGCGATTACTATCGGCTTGCTGACTGCGCCATCATCAATTGGGGTTGTGCCGTTAAAGGTAAACCCATATTTCATAGATGGCGGTGTTGTCGTGTTTATAAACCGCCCACCGCCAACACCACTAGTCCCAGCGAGAACACCCCCTGACGAATGAACAATGTCTGTGTTTGTTAGGCAGCAATCAACCACCGTCATTCCAGAAAAATCGTTGTCGGCACCTGCGATTGTTTCTTCAATATACCCGCAAGCTGCTTGATTTCTGATTATGCCAGAAAATTTATTCCTCTTGGGCGATCCATATCCATTATCATCGCCGCAAACCGCGCCACTATCCCCGCCGCCGTTCGCATCAATTTCAAATATGCAATCTGTAACGGGGCCATTGATGTTTATAACCTCAAGAGCCCGCCATGCCATCAGCTTTACAACTTGTCCGACAGTACGGCCCGTTCCGAAAGTTACGACGATGACTGGAGTCGCAGTCGCATTAATGGTAAATCCGCCTGATACATCACCCGTGGCAACAGGAACACCGTCTAGCTGAATACCCGGTCTGGTAAGTCCACCGGGAACGGTCGGGAGCGTGAAAGTAAAGACTGTCTGGGATGCAGTCGCGGTTATGCTCTGGGTGCGGACGGGCGCATAGGATTTTAGTTTTAAATTACCGCGAGCGCATGTAAGACCGCCAACATATTGACGTACCTGACATTGAAACCCGTATGGGTCATAGACCGTAAGGTCAAGCTCCCAGTCATTGCAGCCATCTACTAGCCCGCAGGCTTGCGCTAGAGTTGCAGTGGACCCGTCAACAATGCCGCGAGCCTTAAATCTATCTGCACCCCCAAAGCCAAACGGATATGACCAATCCCCTGAAATATGAAAATCTAGGAGTTGCGTATCTGCCTGCGCACTCTGGAAGCAGTTTCCCGGCACGTTTGTGCTTACCTTGACCCCGACAGCTACCGAATTGAGCCAACGGACATTCGCACCACCAGCACCAAAATAACCGCCATAATAAAACGCCAAAGTATCGCCATTGCCGAAATATGTTCGGCCAGAGGGGAAGGAAACGCCGCTCTTAATGACGTAAGTTACGCCGTGCGTTCCTGTTACGTCATAGCCAGCGGTTAGCGCAGCCTGGAATAGAGCGCCATCTTCGGTTCCTATCGTTCCAAACACTTCGGGGACAACAGGTCCCTTGACAATCATCTTCCAGCGACGGTTCTGACTATCGACGCGAACAGTTCCCCCATTATCTGCGGTTGTGGTGTCGCTGGCGTCGTAATAGAAAACGGCATCGCCACCGTCCCCCTTTGCGCTACGCCCACCCGTGACGCAAACTGAGCCGTCAACAACCGTTATAAGCGCCCCGAAAGCGGTTAGCATTCCCGCAGTCGTGATAAAGGAGAATTGCGCGGTAATTGCCGCAGCCGCAGCTGCTAACCCGGCTTGGGTCGTAGCAATCCCGGCCTGCGTCGTGGCTGTTCCAGCGTCAGTCGTGGCCGTACCAGCCGCAGCGGTAGCGATTCCGGCCTGCGTGGTTGCCGTAGCAGCGTCGGTTGCTGCCGTTCCCGCGTCCGTAGAAGCACTGGCGGCACTAGAGGCGGCATTCCCCGCCTGCGTGGTCGCAACGCCTGCTTTAGTAGTCGCAACACCTTCACTCGCGGCAGCATTCGTTTCGCTAACCAACGCGGCAGCGGCACTAACTGTAGCGGCGTCCGCATATCCACTAGCCGCAGCGCCAGCGTCAGCCGAGAACTTGGCTGAGACATTCGCAGCCGTGATCTTCTTGGTGACAAACGTCCCGTCACCTACCGCCTGATCGGCAAGCAACAGGTCCGCGTCAGCCAAAACCAGAATCGGGTTTAGCTGGGCAATAGTACTTTGGTCGGTCAATTAGGTGTCCATGTTTCGCTGTTGGCGCTTGCGGGCGACCATCCGGGTGCTGACGGCGGAATACTGACAAGCACCGCCGTGCCGCTATCCGTCACGATGTTGAGGGTAGTCTGCGTAACCAGGGGAATGGGGTTATTCACCCAGCTTGCCGAGGCCGGGCCTATAGGCGTCCAACTCAAGGCGTCCCGCCCATAACATCGGGGACCGCCATGTAAGCGGCGCTGCGCTCCATCTTGTCGGAATCCACAATGTCGGAAAGGATCGTCTCTAGGGCGCCGCCCCAAATCTGGATACGCGGGTCATCGCGGAGATAGGGCGCAGACTGGAGCAATGTCCCGTACAGGTATGCGTCTGGGTGATAGGCCAGAAGCCAGTTTGTAGAGACGGAAGCTGAGAGGGGTGTAATGCGCGACCAGTAGGTCAGTTCGGCGCTGTAGCTTTCAACCGGGGCCGGGAAGAACTGAAACTCTCCGCCCACGACGCTGAAGAAAAGCGGGCAACCCGTAAGCTGGGTTGTATTAGACTTCTTCTCGTTGATCTGTTCGGGGAGGCAGAATTGAAGCTGGCGGGTGTAATTTCCCTCCACCAGATAAATGGTCTTAGCCCCTACGAAGTCGCTAGGGACAGCCGCGAACTCGGTGCTAATAGTCGCATCGGACCGAACCATCATGCGGCGAACCGGACCATCCTTGAGCAAGCGCCGCCCGATCTGGGCTTCAGCCATGGCGATAAAGTCGGGGATAGCCGCAGTCAGGTCCGTGCGCTGAAGCCAATCAGCGGCAGACGCCTTTAGGGCTGTGTAGCTGTCTAGCGCCAATTATACGTGCCTGTGCTTGGGGCCGATGTAGCCATGCGCCGTGCGGAAGCCCCGGAAGTCGGGATCATTCAGCAGCTTGCGCAACTCAGGCTCAAAGGCGGGGTTGAATAGGTTGATACCCTTTGCGCTGAACTCATCGATCACGCTCTGGGGAATGGAGGCGACCCGCTGCATGTCGCGGGACGGCGTGTAACCATCGTTATGGTTATACATCGCCTTATTGCGGTCGATCAGGCCCTCAAGGTTCTGAGTGGCCGAGATAGTGAAAGTCCCGTCCTCATTGTCGATCCACTTGCGATGAATGCCAGCGTCACTAAGGAACGGGGATTCTTTCGCCATTAGTCGGACTCGGCAACGCCAAGGACTTCAAGCCGCGCGGCCACTTCCTTGGATACGCTGATCTTGTCGCCTCGGACGGCGTAAATATCACCCTCGCCAGCGACATGGACGCCGGTCGATACCTTGCCCTCGCCAAACTTGGTAATGGTCACTTCCACCAAATCACCTTCCGGCTTGGCGATGGGAAGCACGGGGGTTTCGGTTTCCTGCTGTTCGGAATCGTCAGCGGCGTTCTTGGCCTTAGCCATGTTTTCAGTCCCTCAGTGGTTGGAGATAGGAAGAAATGGGCCACCCCGTTAAGAGTGGCCCAGATCATTCAGGCTTACGTCAGGGCGAAAATCGCAGCACACGCGCGCTGGTTCTTCACGACCAAAGTCTTCTCGGCCACGATCATGAACTTCTCCGCGTCACCAGTCTTGGCAAGCGCCTCGGTGGTCATACCGCGCAGGGTGGCAACGCCGACCATTTCCGGGTCAACGAACAGCGCCATGTTCGCCACCGCGTACTGATGCGGGATCAGCGACAGGCGACCGTAGTCATCCTGATACACGTCAGCCGCGCCGATGATGGTTGCCTGCTCACGCGGGCTCGCATCAACGCGAATGGAGGCAATGCCCGTAAACGCCGAGAACTGCTGCTTGTTGGTGCCGGACATGTAGACCTGGCTCGGAGTCGCGCCGTTGCCGAAGGCCGTGGTGCGAACCGACTTGACCAGCGCCTCGGTGAAGGTGCGGTTGGTGCCAGCGGTAGCCGCCGAAACGACGCCTGCCGAGAAGCCGCCAGCCGAACCGCCAGAACCGAACGAGGTGTTGGTGCTGATCCAAGCAGGCAGGCCAGCGCACTTGCGCGGGGTGGCACCCGACTCCTGACCCGACACGCCATTGGCGAGCATGGTCATTTCGATGTCGGTCGCCAGTTCGATGCCCTTGAGCACCTTCTGACGATTCAGTTCCGAGGAACGACCGGCCTTCTTAACCACATCGTCCGTGGCGGACACGATGCCCGACTTGCGGAAAATCTGGCAGTAGTTGCCGACGCGGGTCGTGACGTTCTCAGCGCCGAACGTGCTGCCCAGGTCGTCACCTTCCAACTGGTAGTTAGAAGCGGACGGCGCGGCCAGCGTTTCGGTCTGCCATTCATGGTAGGTGGAAGTCGCTTTGCCCGAAGACCCAATGTTCTTGGTGAACGGGGTCTTGGAAGCGGCAACGCGATAGATATTGTTTTCGAGGTCTTCGCGGATACCCTTGGTCGTCAGGGTAGTGGCGGTATTGGAAATTGCAGACATTGGTGGTTTAGCCTTGTAGGTCTAGCAGTTCCACAAGCTCATCTGTCGTCAGCGACGATTTGGAATTGAGCGTCTGGATACGTGCATGGTTGGGGGAGCCGCCCCTTGCCGGTGTCGCCGTTTGGCGGACAGACGGCTTGATGGCGGCGGTTGTTTTGACTGGTGCGCGGGGAGCAAGGGACTTTGCTTTAGCTTCCGCTTCGGCGTCGTCCTTCAGCATGGCCTTGTAAGCTGTCCGCAACTGCCGGGCGGAAATGCCTTCGATTTCAGCGTAGGTGTAACCGTCTTCCAGCAAATACTGACCGAGCTTCGCCCTAAGTGAGGTGCCCGTCTTTGGGTCCACTAGTGCGGGGACATACTCAGCAAGTTTTGCGGTTTCGTCGGCTACAAACTTCTGCTTGGCGTCAGTTTCGAGTTTGACCTTGGCGGATTGAACCCGCTGGTCATTCGCAACGTCTTGCTCCATCTGGAGCCGCCAACGGAGCGTCTGCTCCGAACCGTATTGGGCTTCTGTAGCCACCCAATCGACATTATCCCACCTACTGCGGGCCTCATTAGACTGAACACTTAGCTTGGCGATTGTGTCTGCGTGTTCTGCAAACTTCGCTGCTTCGATGTCCGCTGCTTTGCGACGTTCTGCGGCTTCCTGAATTGCTTTGGAAGTAGCTCGGTCGCGCTCGCTCTCTTTTGCAACAATATATTGCTGCGTTTCACGATCCAAATTGGCAAACTTTGCCTTTTCGGTCGCGTCCCAGAATCGCGGGGGTTCGATGGCGGGCTGTTCGGCTTCCTCAGCCTCAGTCTCGCCGTCTTCCGTTTCCGCAGTATCGCCATCGGTAGCCGTTTCCGGTTCGCTGGCGTCTTCGGCTGCTGGTTCAGCCTCAATCTGTTCAGGCGTCTCGGCTACTGCCGGTGCCTCGTCTTCCCTCTTGTCCGTCGCGTCCAAATTCGCAACGGCCTGGTCGATAGTCAAAAATGCGCTGTCTGCCGCAGGAGCGTCAGTGGTCATGTCATCACCTTGGGAATGCGATCCGCGAGAACTATTTCTCGGCGGTTGTCGCTACGCTTGCGGCGTATTCTTCGATGGTGCGCTCGCTGGCATTGGAGGCCAGGATCGTCGCCATTTCATCGCGTAAGGCGTCTAGGGCCTGTACGCGGGTGTAGAGGTCTTCGCGGGCATCATTGGCAGATACCGGCGTCTTGAACACTTGTGCGGCCAGAGCCTCCCGAACGCGGGCGAGGATTTCCAGCGTTTCAGGAAATTCGCGCTGCTGGGCTTGGGACTTGCGGGCTTGGTCTTCGGTCAACTGAAAAAGCCGTAGATTTTGATAATCACAATCGTAATGCACACGGCGCACACTGAAAGGAAGATTGCGCCCGGAAGCGTCAGCCCGTTTGCAGCTAAGATGATCTTATCCATTATCGCTCCCTCAAGCGGTTGTGGTTTCGTGACTTTCCTCGAACGCCAGTGCGTCAGCCGCAGCCTGTGCATCGCCCTTAGCCTCAGCCGCAGCAATCATGCCCTCAGCCTTGATGCGGGCCGTGGCGATAGCGATACGCTCGGCGGATTCCATCTTCATGGACTCCAAGCGTTCGGTGCTGGCAATCTCCATCTGCTTCAGCGCGACGAGATCGGACTGCTTCTGCAACTCGCGGGCGTGTTCCAGTTCCTGCTTGTGCTGGTCGGCTGCGGCCTGCATCTGCGACTTGTTGGCCTGGATTTCCTTTTCCGAGGCCATCTTGGCCTGACCCAACTGCATCTCGCCCTGCTGCTTGGCCTGCTGAAGCTGCGTTTCCGCCTGTAGCTTCTGCGTGGCGGGGTCGGGGCGCTGCGCCATAGCTTGCTGCGCCTGCTGGCCCTGCGGGCTGTCGGGATCGGTGTAGTATTCTTCCGGGGCCTTGACGCCCAGCTTCTTGGCCTTGTCGGTCGCCAGCTTGTAGATGTTCTGCAAGTTCACAATCGGACCCTGCGCGCCGCCCTGCTGTTCGACAATGGCGTGAACGTCCGCCGCGATGCTGTTGATCGCCGCAATCTCAGCATCCTTGCCAGCCGCGCCCAAACCAACTTCAACTGTCATGGCGTTGCGCTCGGCCCACTTGGACGGGTCAACCGGAACCCACTTGCCTAGAAGCTGAGCTTCGCGGGTGGACTGGCTGTTCTCCCGGATGACGGCATGGAGGCCGAGAAACAGGGGCTTGATAAGCGTCTCGGCAAGACACCGGGCAATCATGCGTGTGCGCTTCTGGGCGGCACTGAGAAGGGCCATGGCCCCCGTGGCGGTATCGTGCAGCGTGTCGGGATTAAGCCCCTGTGCGTTGCGGACAACGCCTGTACGGGACTCAGCAACCGTCGAGAAGAACTCGATGGCCTTGTAAGGGTCAAAATTCAACGCGCCAGCCTGAAGGGGGCGAATCGCATTGCCATCCTTGCTGCGAACGGGAGCGAGCGGCTCATTCCGCAAAAGATCGGATAGTGTCCACTCGTTTGCTGCCGCCATGGAGACTTCAGAGCGCTGGTTCAGGGCGAAATACCCCGCGTCCAGGCACATACGGTACAGCGCCGTCTTGATCTTCATGACCTCGATCAGGAGATCAGCGACCGAGCGGCCAATCAGGCGGTGGGAAACAAGGTAAGGCGACCCCACGGCATACGGGATTGCGTCCAATTCCTCCGGTTCCGCCAGCGTCATCGTCTCTTCGGCGTCGGTGTACAGGCACATGATCTTGAGCTTGCCGCCATCGCCCGGAACGCGGATGCAATGCTTGTGGATTTCGACCTGTTTCAGGTCGTTATTCGTATCATCTGAGGAAAACCCCAGGTTGTTGTGTTCGCCAGCCGTGTCGCGGGCCTGTTGAAGCACCTGGTCGTTCGCATAGGCGTATGCAGGCAGCTTACGGACCAATTCAGCGTCAAAGCCACGGGCGATTAGGTCTTGGGCGCGCGGGCGCTGGCGCTCGCAGCAATAGGCCGTCTCAGCGATATTGACCGTATCGTTCGCAGCCGCGAAGTCGTCCGAGGCAACCGCCCAATACTTGGCGCGGGAGTTGTCCTTGGTCTTAGTGGCCTTGAAGCTGTAAGTCTGTTCGCCGCTGCGAAGATCAACGCCCTCGTTCTCGGCCTTAACGTCCGAAATCTCGATACCCGGCTCAGCTGCTATAAGCTGCAACTCGATGGCGTTCTTGCCGGTGAAATCCTCGTCCTGCTCGTCAATGTCCTCTTCCCATTCCCAGTGCAGGATGCCGGTCTTGAGAAGCAGCGCGTCCTTGATAGCGGTGTATAGGTTCAGAAACCCCGGATTCTCCTGGAACGCCACATGATGCAGATAAGCCGTTTCCTGCTTGGCCGCCTCAACATCGCTTTGCTTCTGCGGAATGAAGGCAACAACATCATCCCCGCCGATGAATATCTCGATCAGGTCGGGGAGCAGTGTCTCGATGGCGTCCGAGATATCCGATGACACCGCTTTGGAGCGGTTAGGCAGGGTCGGAATGTCTTTCGACACGTCGCCCTTGTAGTAATTAAGAGCGCGCTCGCGGTCATCACGCAGTTCCGCATCCTGGTCAAAGCCTACGGCCCTGCGGCGCTCCTCACGGACAAGGGCCAGCAGGTCAGGGTTCGATCCCTTAGTCTCAGGCGTGAAGGTTGGTTCGGCGGCTGCTACGTCAGCCAATTACGGGACCATGCCGAGAATGTTGGTGGCGGTCGTATTGGTCGCCATGACCCGGTTTGTAATAACCGGGAGAATTGTGCCAGCAGGAACTGCCTTGAAGGTCACCGCAACGCCGCCAGCCCCTTTAATGGCAACATCGCCAGTAACGCCGATATACAGTCCGGTATAGTTCTGCTCAGCCGTATCAGACGTAATTACGGCTACGGCATCGCTGTAAAGCGTGTCGTCACGATGGGCCATGGACGGTTCCTTTAGATTTTCACTTGCGCGGAGGCCGAAGCCCCGCCGCGATAATTCGGGTTGTGCAACGCGTCGCGCTGGTGCTGCAGCGCGCGGGCAGAAAGGGGCGGGATCGCCCTCGACGGAGGGCTTTGGCGCGGCTTGGCGACGAGATACGCCAGCACACAGACGGCGGCGGCCAGGGCGGCTATTGCAAGCCAGAGATACGTTTCGACAGGCATTTAGCCAACTCCCATCATGCAGAGGGTGGAACTGAAAGCGGTGACAGGGGGCGGGGGCGCGCCTGCTGCTTTAAAGACCGCAATAACTGAGTCGAAATCTGCGCTAGTCGGCCCGCTCCATGTTGGATTAATGGCTGTCGTGCTGAGGGCGGCCAAGTAGGCCAGTGCGCCGTTTCGACTAGACCCATCGCCGGGGTGCGCTTGGTCTGTGATGGTGAAACCACCGGAGCAGACAAAAGCGTTTGTGTTGCTGTTGTCGTCCTGCGAACACATGGTAACGAACAAATCGCCAGCCGCACTCGCCGCAAGTAATCCGGGTTGGATGCTGGTTACACCGCCAGCGCCATTACTCGCGTAGCCAATAATCACCGCAGCGATGTCTAGCCCGCTGAAGAACGCAACGGGCGCAGTTGTGTAGTTAGTTGTACCGCCTGTAAAACCAACGGCATGCGTCGTGCTGGTGAGTGGATTGATGCAGTAATACAACTGCACTTCGTCATAGTTGGTAGCGTGGTAACCAACCTTGGTCCAGATGTTTCCAAGACTGTCGTAAATGCTAGGGCTACCGCCGTTGGCGCTATACGACGCCCAGCCTATGATCCCTAGTGTCGCTGGCGCTCCCGACCCAACGGTATCGAGCGTTATAGTCGGAGGAGGGGTGCTGCCAGAAGCACGCGTTAACCCGTGAGCGACAAGAGCCACAGTCATGGCTTCTTATCCTGATGCAAGAATGTTGTTCTGGGCAATGTATGTC